ACCAGATGCTATTGACATGATCATAAACAATGTCACCGCCTTGGAAATTTGCTCCACTAACAGTATAACTACTTGAACCTTCTGATTTAGTTGTGGGAGCACCAATACCAGAGGATGCGCCATAATATTCGTTAAATGCGTTCTGCGCCCCCGCGGCCTTGCTGATTAAACCGCGAATATCTGCATCGTTCAAAGTGCATTCGGTACCAGTAGTGCCCCCCGCTTCGACATGCATTGCGTTGAGATCAATTTGACCGCTACTTGTGAGAGCCATTTTTTAGTTCCTCAATTTCTGCTTTTAAGTCTTTGATAGCTTCGATGAGCAAAGCTGTAAGCTGATCATACTGAACAATATCATATTCAGTTTCGTTATCATCGCCCATTTTCAGTTTCAGCTTTGACTTCTTAATAGCAGAAGGCAGAACCTTTGCGACCTCTGGGGACATAACACCCGCGCTTGATACCCCATCAGCCTTGTAATCAAAGGTGTAGCCATTAAGCTGCATGACCTTCTCAAGCCCGTTTGTTACAGGCTTTATGTTTTCTTTGAGGCGTGGATCAGAGATAGTGGTTGAATACGCTATGACGTTTCCATCTGCATGGAAGTCACCATCGTTTTCAATACGCGCATCAACATTCCCATCAAGCACAAAATCAATATTGGTTGTACCAACAGAAATGTAATCGTTTGTATCTTGACCGATTTGTGTGATTACGGACCTCTGATCCGCGTTTACGCTGAAGGTAGTGCTTGAAAGGGTAAGCCCACTGCCAGCGGCATAAGTTGTATTGGTATCTGTGCTTGAAAATGTAACCCGTTTATTGGTGCTATCGAAAGCAACTGATGTCGCGCCACTCGCAGCAAATTCCAATCCTACCGTATCCGTTACAGTAAATTGCGATGCGCCACTTCCATTTTCAATCGCTAGGCTTGTGGTGTTTGTATCAGTGTTTACAACAGTCTCTGTCCCGCTTGAGATAGAAGTAATATGCCCATACGTGTCCAATGTTATGCTTTGGATGTATGTACGTCCAGAATTGCTTACAGAGGCCTGAGAGGACGTGTCAGAGTGGCTGAATGTTGTCCCAGTAAGGTCTATACCAGAACCAGCCGAATATGTGGTGTTCGTATCGGTTGCGGCAATTGTTGTCGCCCCCGTGGTGTCATTATAGCTGACTGTAATGTTTGAACCTGCGGTAATAGCCGCACCAATTCTGTCTTCAACAGCCTCTTGGAAGTCAGTGATTTGACTTGATGTGTGCGTGTGGCTAGAAGCCGCAGCGCCTACATCTGTATAGCTAAGTGTCTTAGAGACAAGCCCAGTGACGTGACCATTGGTATCTAGCGTTACGTCTTGGATTACAGCCGCGCCAGTATTGTCAACGCTTGAAGCCGCCGCAATGGTGGGGTGTGCAGTTAAATAGCTGGGATCACTTGCTGGAACCCAAGAAGGCGTGACATCTGCGTTTGTTGCAATAGTATCAAGTTTAGTGCCATCCGTTGCTACATCACGCCCATCAACGGTTCCTGATACTGTTATGTTGCCTGTTACGTCAATGCCTGTGGCGGTGGTGGCGAGTTTGGCTATGCCGTTGTGATAAGCCGTTACCGCACCATCTTGCTGACATAACAACATGTTTTCAGAGCCAGTATTGCTGCGTAATGCTATCTCACTGCCGTTTGTATCTATATATAAACCGCCAGTTCCTTGATCTGAAATAAAAGAATACAAGCCGGTGTGATAAATCTGTAGGTCAGACCCAGCGCCAAAGGTAGCTTTCACATTGTCACCAAAGGTTAACGCATCCGCAGAAGCGTCCCACACCATCTGAGCCGTGGTGCCAGTGTCCTCGTAGAAGCTGATAGAGCCAGTGGAAATGTCTATATTTAAGATATCATTAACCTTGTTGCCAGCATCCGCATACTTTGCAACGGCAAATGAACTTCCATTTAAATTCAGACCAGCGTTTAAGTCTGTGGTGTCTGTTTCATTAAAGATTAAAATGGGATTTGTTCTGTTAAGAGTTGCCACCCCATCCACAGTCAGCCCATCGCTGGTCAAAGTCCCAGAGATGTCTACCCCTGTGTTCGTCGTCGCCAGCTTCTGGGCGGTGTTAAAATAAAGACCGACCTCAGCACCAACCGTAGCCTTAATTAAATAATTATTAGAATTATCTAAAAATTGAATAATGTTTCCGTTGGTTTTTATGCGGAACTCACCTGTTCCCGTTTCATATAGATAGCTATGGCTACCATCATGGTAAATCTGCAGGTCAGACCCAGCACCGAAGATGGCTTTGTCGTTGTCTGCAAACAAAATGTCATTTCCGTTGGATGCCAAGTCTCCACCAAGTTGAGGTGTGGTGTCATTTACCAAATCAGTAGAGATACCCGTAAGGGAAGAACCATCCCCTGAGAATGCGGTTGCGGTTACTGTTCCTGTTACTTCGATCCCTGTGGTGGTGGTAGCGAGTTTGGCTGAGTTATCATAATAGAGAGTTGATGCGCCGTTAGACAGCCCAACAAAGAAATTCTCACCCGTGTGCGCTTGCAGTTTTATTTCGTTGTTACCACGAATAAGTACATCGCCAAGCTCAGAAGAAAACTCTAATGCGCTTCCATTCCAGTGAATTGTAGCATCCGTACCATCTCCAAATACGACTTTTGCATTGTCACTAAATCTTAATTGGCTAGCAGACCTATCAAAAACAATATCACGGCCCGCCGTGGCTCCGTCAAAAGTTACATCATCAGTAAAAGTTGCTCCCGCAAAACTTGGGCTTGCGGTGGTAGCAACATCTTGACCAATAGAGAATTGAGTTCCTGTCAAAGTGATGCCAGTTCCAGCGGTATAGACCGCCGTTTCAGCAACAACTGTGAATGTAATCGCTGTTGTACCAAAGGTAATCGCACCAGTTTGGTTCATTACATAGAGTTCACCCGCGCCAGTATTACCTTCCTTTACAAAGAACGCATCGCCCTCACCAAGAGCATCCTTGTCAGAAGCACCATAGCTATCTGCATCCGTAGCACGGGTAAGAACCCAAGCGGTTGAGCCATCCCCAACAGTTGAAACGTAATAAATCCCATTGTGCGCTGAGTTTGTTTGATTATAGACCAACACACGATCATTGAGGCTTAGAGAAACCCCATCAATGCTTATAGCCGCATTGGTCCCTGCATTTGTAAGAGTAGCACCCACACCAGATGAACCGTTGTTGTATGTAGCATTGAGATTGCTTGGTGCTTCAACCCTAACTGGATCATGGTAATGAATACCCGCCGCAGCAATTGTATCCACATATTCTTTCGTCGCAGCGTGTAGACTAGAAGTAGGATCAGCATTGAGGGTCAGAGTACCCGTCATTGTCCCGCCGCTGAGATTTAACTTACTGTTCAGAGATGTTTGCAATCCATCGACATTTGAAATGACGTGGTTATGGCTATCATCCGCAACAGTCACGCTGATAGATGTGGTCCCAGACCCGCTTACATCTCCGCTCAGTGTGATTGTTTGGTTCCCAGTAAGCGCCCCTGCCTCTGCAAGAGTATTGTTTACCCACGCGGTTCCATTCCATTTTAGGATTTCACCCGAACTATTCGATGTAATAGTTACATTGGAAAGGCTATCCAGAGTGTGGTTATGGCCTGAAGCAGCAAACGCACTTGCTTGATTACCATCAAGAAGGTCTGCATCTAACCCTGAGCCATCGCCATCAACTGTTTTAATGGCAGTCAATATCTCACTGGCTGTTTGATCCGCTGTAGCGTTTGTCTCAACCCCATCAAGCTTCGTTTTGTCAGATGCGGACATGAAGCCATCTGCGCTTGTAGTCGCATTAGTGTGGTCATGGCTATCGTCTGCAACCGTTGCAGTGATGCTGACATTAGCGGAACCGTCAAATGTGGTGCTGCCACTAACATCACCCGTTAGGCTAATTGTGCGCCCTGTCTCAAGGGCAGAGGCGGTATCTGCATTTCCAGTAACATCCCCTGTTAAATTACCAGTAACATTACCAGTAAAGGTCGCATCTGTTCCATCAGTACCACTGTCCAATACAGATGTTCCATTAGTTGCCTTAACATCCCCCGTTAAGTTACCCGTTACATTGCCCGTAACATTAGTTGTAAATCCGCTACTGGTTACTGTCGCAACATCTGTCCCACCAACTTGGAACTTTAAGGAACCTGTGCCACGCTCATTAATTATAGTGTTCGTTCCGTTATGAACGATTTCAAGATCATTATCAGTACCGATTGAAAGCTTTGAGTTGTCAGTCAACCCAAGATCGCCCGTCATTGTATCGCCATCTAACTGGACGAAATCATCAGCCGCAGAGGTAATAAATACATAGGCTGTTCCTGACAGGCTTATTGCGCTATCAGCATTATTGCTTTCCAAAACTGTTCTGGAAAGTGAAGTACCCGAACTTGTGTATGTGCCAGTGCCAATTTCCCAGTTGTCGCCATCCTCAATGACGTAACGGACCTCATCTCCGTTTACGACCCCTGCTTCTTCAAATGTTTGATAACCCGCTACGGCTGACCCTAAGGTAATTGTCGATGTGCCTGTAGTCGCTGTGGACATTTTGGCTCTATTCACGAACACTTTTTTCGCCATAGCGAGTTCTCCTATTTTAAATTACTAGCAAATTATGCTGGATCAGGGATACCAATATCAAATGTTGCTAGAGTAAAGGTGTTGCCAGAGGTAACTGCCTGTGACGCTGTAAGCGTTCCCGTTGCCAAGAGGCGTGAGTTGCTTGTGTCAGAAATCGCATAATGTGTGGCTGTTCCAGTAGCACTGATTGATCCATCAGTAATAGCCGCCACCGTCACTTTGCGCCCCCCGCCCGTTCTGTCGCTTGGTGCAGCAATAGAAAGAGAAGTTGAATTTCCAAGAGTGTAAGTGGAAGTAGCTTCTGTGTAAGTAGTGGCTTCTTGAGAAGTTACGTCGATGCGAGAGGCTTCAGTGTCCAGAACCGATAGGCCACTATCAAAGACGCGATCATTTAAGGTTGCCATTTTCGGCCCTCCGTTGATTGTTGCATATGCACCATGAACTTAGCACAAACAATGACCACACTCAACGATTAGAGCCTTGTCTATTTTTTTACTTTCGGGGGGCGTCCGCGCTTTTTCTTTGGCGGCGTGGGTTCTTCCCATGCTTCATTCACATCAGGAGTGCTAGGGTCATCAGCCCTCAATTTACCTTTTGCATCTCTAGCACGTTTTCTCTTTGTCTCTGTAGGGCCAGCATTTCCACCAATTTCATGGGCAACGCCCCTTTTCACAAAGCCGCTCAAAGTCCGAACTTCCCAATCCTCTGAGCCAAAATATTCTTTCCCCGCTTCGTAGGCCATTGTAGCCGCACCATCTGCGCGACAAATACCTTTTGTTGTCTTCAACATCATGATTTTCATTCGGGTTCTCCCATAAAGTAAGGGGGGCAAGTTGCCCCCCAAACCAATTCGTTATCTTATGAAGATGGATGTGTAAGAACACGCATCGCTTCAGCAAGAACAACTTCACCACCAACACGGCGACGAGCGATATAACGCACATTGCCTGAAGATGCTTGGCTGTATGGGTCACGCAGAACAGACAAAGAAATGCGGTCAACAATCATGTACCCTCTGCGGAAATCTCCGTAGATGACTGATTTTGCGTCCGCAGCAATATCTGCAACATCTGGCGCTTCAACATATGGAGAACCAAGAATTGAGTTTGGAACACCCGCTTGACCTGAGAAACCAGTCTGGAAGATATACTGACCCGCAGTATCTTTCAGCTTGCGAATTTCACCCAATGTTTGACGGTTGAACATAAATGTCGCACCAGACATGTAGGGTGTTTTGATGTCATGCATCAAGTTGATCAAGTCATCCGTTGCAAGAGCCGCAGCCGCAGCCGCCGCTGTTGAGCCAACTGTTGAACCGTTTGTGATACCTGTAGGCTTGTTCGTGCCGTTACCACTGATGAACGCCGCGCCTTCCGCTTTTGCGAATTGCTCTGCGAACTCAAGGTTCATTTCGGCTTCCATATCGAAGGCACTATCTTCCAACAATTGAGAACTGATGTCCACAAGAGCATAAAGTTCATGTGTTGGGATAGTGTTCAAAGACGTGGTGTAACCAGTTGTCTCTGTGCGCGTTCCACCTTCCGCAGTCCATGCCGCAGCAAAGTTTGCAGTTTTCTGTGGAACTTCAATCTCTTTGTTTGAGGTTTGACGAACACGCGCAACTGAACGAACAGGGGAGAACTCTTCAATGATCTTGATGATTTCTTCCACATATTCCGCAGGGGCAAGGTTACCCGCAGTTGCCGCAGTGCCAACTGTGAGGGCTTTTTGCTCCATTTCGTCCAAGCCTTGATCGCCTTTACGCAACCACTTGTCCCAAGCCTTGACCGCAAAGTCTACGTCATCATG